ATGGCTTACTATACCATATCAAAACGCGATAGAGCAGACGGCACTGCTCGATACAGATGTTCCGTTTCTGTGAAAGCTGGTGGAAAGAGAATTTATAATGAAAGCAGAACGTTCACCAAACAGGCTCATGCAAAAACATGGGGAACTAAACGTGTTTTAGAGCTAGAGCAAAACGGCATACCAGATCCAACTGATGCAACAAAAATAACAGTCAGAGATTTACTGTTTAAATATTTAAATGATCCAGATCTTGGCGGGAAAGCAGGAAGAACAAAACGGTATGTTTTAGAAATGCTGTTTGATTCTGATTTGTCTAAATATGGGCTAACAGAGCTTACCGTTTCACATATTGTTGATCATTGCAGACATAGACACGCATCAGGTGCATCACCCTCAACCATTAACCATGATGTTAGTTATTTGACCTCGGTATTAAAATCAGCAAAACCTATCTATGGTATAGAATATACGGCTAATCCAGCGTATGAGGCACGCCCGTTACTCATTCAAATGGGATTGATTGGTAAATCACAACGGCGTAGTCGTAGACCTCAAAAAGAAGAATTAAAACAACTAAGAGAAGCGCTTAAAAAACGAAGCGAACACAGAGAGTGCATTATCCCTTATGTTGATATTTTAGATTTTTCTATTCTTAGTTGTATGCGCATTGGTGAAGTGTGCAAAATTCTATGGACAGACGTTGACGAGAAAAACAGATCAGTAATTGTTAGAGATAGAAAAGATCCGCGTAAAAAATCTGGCAATCATATGTCAGTTCCTTTGCTTGGTGATGCATGGACAATACTGAGTCGCCAACCAAAAACAAGTGATAGAATTTTCCCTTATAACCCTAAATCAGTTACTGCAGGTTTTCAGCGCACAAGGAACGCATTAGGGATTGAAGATCTTAGGTATCATGACTTAAGAAGAGAAGGGGCAAGTCGTTTATTTGAAGCTGGCTTTAGTATTGAAGAGGTGGCTCAAGTGACAGGGCACAGATCTTTAAATGTTCTTTGGCAGGTATATACAGAGTTATACCCCAAATCATTGCATGATAAATTTGATAAATTGAATAAAAGTTGATCTTTTTCATCTCTAAATTATACTGTATAAATAAACAGTAAATGGAGGTGTTCATGATTCATATAAAATTATTTTTTGATAAAGCAATTCAAAAAAATACCCATCCTGATATGTTTAACGCGCTGAAAAAAGAAGTAAAAAAGAAACTTTCCCCTTCTTATTCTGAGTTGGAGGTTAGTGCTTTGTGGGGGTCACAAACAAAGTTAATCATTGATGGGCTAAAGAAAAATGAAAAAAAAGACAAAATAACCGATGCATTAGAAGAAATATGGAGTGATACAAGCTGGATGCCTGAGGTTGAGTCGTCTAACTCTGATGAGCTTGAATATTTTGATAAGTAAAAGATAACAAGCTGGATTATATCTATTTTCCAGCTTGTTTTTCTCATTGAAGGTGTTCAAATTCTTGTTTTGCTATTTCTCTTTTTTTATCTATCCATTCCGCTAAATCTACAATATGCACCAATCTTCCTGATTTTTGATTATCTCTGTATGTTGGAAATGGTAACTCGCCAAGGTTAGCTTTTTTATCAGCCCAAGAAGGCGATATGCTAAGGAATTTCTCAGCAACAACAGATAGAGGAATTTGAGACGTTTCATATTCAGCTAACAATAAAAATACTGTATTCATATTTTCTCTCCACACTGTCCGTACACAGTTTAAATAGATATTAGTTAATGCTGGTGGTTATTGCTGATACAATTTTAATCCGTTTGTTAGATTTCGTTGAAATGACATATTATTAAAATCTGGTTCTATTAACTCCTGCACAACCTCACCTGTATTTACATCATATAAATGGCTATCAGTTAGGTTATTTATAATAAAAGTTTCTCTTTCACTTTGAGACCAGGAGTTAAATGCTTTTAATATTTTTTTAGGTGTTCTGTATTGTGGTTTTATCCCTAACCTTTTTGCAGCTGCGAAATTATGATGCCCATTTACTAATAATGTATATTGCTTACCTCTTAAAGTTACATGCAATATATCGACAATAAACACTTTAAATCTTTTAACTTTATCTAAAACAACATATTCATTTAAATAACGCTGACTACTAATTAATTGTCCTTTTATTTCCATTATTAAATCCTTTTAAACTCAATAACCCACACCCACGGATTATCCTGCCAATTTTTCTTTCCGTAGATATGCCACCATGTTTGCCCGAACCACGAACGGGAAAAATCAGGGAAGCCACATTCACGCGATATAGCATCAATGGTTGGATGGCTTGGTGGTGCACCTTCAGCGATAGCATCAGACTGACTGATATCATTCAATCTCTCAACACGAACATCGGTGATTTCTAACGTAATGCGTGAAGCCCAGCGAGGCATATGTATTGATGGTCGCCATGCTCCTTCGTATTTTTGGTTATCAGTATGAGGTTTCCAGTCAGCATCATCAGGGATTGACCATAGACCATAATCACCGTCTTTTTTCTCACAAGAGGCTTTATAAATTATTGCCGCTTGTTCTTCACCAGCTTTAAGAATATTGTCATTCCAATCGACACAAGCCCCATCTTCGTTACCAAGTAATGCAAAAGTTTCACGAACCCAAAGGCGATCGCCAACCTTGCCAAGAGGGCAAGGAAACCAACCGCTAGTATCGTTATGTAAATCGCCAGCCCATCTGAAATTAAAATCATCCTGTTGTACGGAAATAGTTTCTCCTGATAGTGTGCAAGGCTGGTTGTTCATTACTCTACGAGTTTGAGTTTTACGCCCATCAAGAATGGCTTTGACCATCTCGGTATTAAATATAATTCCACGCTCTTTCATATTCATTCCACCTTATTTGCTGAAAACACTGGGTCAAACTCACGCTCAACTTCAAATGTCCCTAGGTATTCATCGTCAATCCACAACATGAATAACAACGGCCATTTATCTTCCCATCCGTCACAGTCAGCGTGATAATATTCTGCACATGCTTCAATGCATGAATCGAGGTCATCATCAGTACTGAAGTTATGATCATCTGGTAATTCATAGAGGTTTTCTTCACTAATTCCTGATGGGTCTTCGCCTTTACCGCCTGCTATATAAAACTGAACTATTGCCATTATTTATTCCTCTTCATTGCATCCCTGCGAGTTACACTTAATCACCATCTCCGCATCTTCAATGGTGTCGAATAGACCAGCCTCATATCCACAATTAAGACATTGAATTATGAAACCATATGTATTTGATGTCTGATCATGAGATTGGATTATTTTTATTTCATCCCCGCAGTCGTGGCATTGATACTGTTTTCCTTTCATATCCATCTCCTGTTTGCATCCTTGCGCTGAGTCCGTGGGTTAAATCACATTAATTAAATGGCGTGGATACATCAGCCCAATCGGCGCGAACGGAATGTCGTCATCAAAGTCCATTGGAGGTTGCTGGTTTCCTTGGGATTGAGGTTGAGCAGGCGGTTGGTTTTGCTGTGCTGGTTGTGATCCGGCTGGTTTACTAGCACCACCTAACATTTGCATTTTTCCGCCAACATTGACGATGATTTCAGTTGTATAACGCTTAATTCCGTTATCATCCCACTCTTTAGTCTGTAACTGACCTTCGATATAAATTTGTGAGCCTTTACACAGGTAACCGCCTGCAATTTCCGCTAACTTGCCGAAAATTACTACACGATGCCATTCTGTTTTTTCACGGCTTTCACCTGTTTTTTTATCACGCCAATTTTCACTCGTGGCAACAGCTAAATTAGCAACAGCGCCACCGCTAGGAAGATAGCGAATTTCAGGATCGCGCCCTAAATTTCCGATAAGAATTACTTTGTTTACTGATCCGTTAGCCATTTTCAGTTATTCCTATTTGAGTAATATCGCCACCCATAAGATGGCGATTAATTAATAATTAAGCTGAAAATTTGCCAATGAATGTTTCGATTTCACTTTCATCGAATTCATCACAAAGCAGATTGCGAAACTCTTGAGCGATTTGTTCTTCAAGGTTTTCGAGTTGAACAATACGGAGCACTAAAACAGGAACATCACCGCCAGTGAGCACGCTATAACGCAATTTAATGCTACGTTCTTTTAACTCGTCATACGGAGTGCATGTAAACTGGAATGCAGTAGGCATAACATCTTTGCTTCTTGCTTCAACGCTTTCTAATACTGAACGTTTGGCACTAAAATCGTGATCTTCATGTTCGGCAGAGCGTGTTGATTCAATCGTAATACGGCGAACAGCAGAAATAGCTTGTTTGATATCTAAAACATTACCTTCTGCATCGAACGCCATTAAATAATCACGCCAGTCTTCTAACCATTCCGCTAATTCTTTTTGACGATATTTAACACCATCAATTTTTAATAGTGCTGAGAATGGAGCGGTTTGTTTTAATTTCACAAGAGCCGTATTATCAGCATGACCAGGCTCACCAATTGTGCCGATATTGAAAATAGTTTTGGCACTCATTTCATTGGCATCAATAAAGCAACTAACACCTTCATCAATTGCATTCTTGATTGAGTATTTAACAAAATCACTGATGCTTGTTGTTTTCATTTCACCACGGAAACGGAAGCGACCTTCTTGTAAGTTTTCTAAACTACTTACTTTAAAGTCATTAGGAAGGACAATGGCAGGGCAAAGAGACTTCTCTATTGCATCGAGACTTAATGAAGCCACCGCCATATTTTGAATTTGCGAAATAGCATTACCGTCTAATTGAGACATGAATAAACTCCTACTTATTTAAAAGCATTAAATTAAATGGATAGGTTTAATTAAAAATAAGGAAACTAATTAACGGATTTTAATTTCCCGTCGGGCTGACCCTGCAAAGAAAATAATTGACCTTGGTCTTCTTGCATAATGGTCAACTTACCACCTTTACCCACGTACATTGGCGTTTTGGTGGTGTCTTCTTCAGCCCGTTTTCCGCGTGGTGTTGGTGCAGAGAATTTAAGTTTATGAGTTATTTCAACTCGTTTTTCTTCCATTGAATTACTAAGGCGAGCAATATCTAATTCAATAGTGACCTTGCCTTTTCCACCATTATTTAAAACGCCTAAAGCCACATCATTTAAAACAGCAGAGACTTTATTTTCAAAAACGCCAGCGTCCAATTCGGAAAGAAAGTCGGGAACATTTGTCTTACGATCTTCTTGGCTCATTTCTATAACCTCACGTTATCACTTCACACAATAAGAAAGGGCACTAGCTACCTGATATGGACTGTCATGGATGAATGCCAGCACCCTTACTTATTGCTAGAGTCATAATCAAAAAGAGCGGACCACCTGTGGTTTCATCAGCCCGATTGGGATTCGGATTTCTAGCTGACTGCAGGTTACTTTTTTTCACGCCCACGCTCTTTGGTTATAAAACTAACTTTATAAAAATGGCTGACTGAGCAGAACATTATCACCACACCCCCGTTAATGGTTTAAGACTCAGCCAGCCATTGTTTCTCTTCACACTTCAAATATTGTGCCTGATTATTTTCCCACCTCAGGCGGTGGTGGTATTCTTGGAAGATCCGACACAACCAAGAGAATGTTAAAATGTCAGGTTTCAGCAGAGCATTACAATTAAAAATTCTGGAAATTGCAGTACAGGATTACCCTAATGCTATTCAACCCCAAAATATACCGTCAGATTTTTCTGACATTGATGATGATATTTTATTAAAAAACATTGCATATCTTAGTGAAGAGGAAATGATAACCGGTGGAGTAATCCATGTAATGGCTGGTGCATTTCCTGAACTTACACTAATAAAAGCAACTAGACATGCTATAAATCTACTTACTGAGGAAGGCAGTATATCCACCTCTCTTAAAGTAATTACAGTCAGACTACATGATGAAACATTAAATGAAATTCGTGATTTCATTACTTTAAACGTCCCTGACCCAGAAGAAAGGAAAGGGTATTTGCAGCGCTTAAAAGAGCTTCCCGTTGACGCCACAAAACACATTGTGCTTCAACTACTGGGTAAGGGGCTGAATCAGATACCGGACGCAGTTCAGTGGCTACAAACAGTGCTCCGTTCTTAACAAATTCAGATTCTTCACTATGTTTTACAAACTTAAGCCAACCGACGGTTTTATGTAGTTCTAACCAAAAATCTTCATAAATATTGTCGGTTGACAGAGTTAGCGCGTTCTTATGAAAGACTAAGGCATAGATCCTGATGTTTTGTTTTTTATTAGTAGCATTACTCACGCCAATTTCCCTCCACACAGTTGTTTCTCTTCACACGTTCTCTTCACACATAAAAATCATTTTCTTTGGGTCTGAATAGCACTTTTGATTCTGTACTCGTCTATTTCATCATCCAGTTTTGATAAGTCAGCCACCAGCTCCCCACGTTTAGCATAAAGCTCAAGCAGATGATCAACAGAAGATAATTTATCTTTCATCCAAGCAACGATATCTTCATCAGTGAAATTGGCTGGCGGTATGATTACTGGTTCAGTTGTCATTTGCTTCACCTAAGTTGTAATTAGCGCCTCATTTAAAACACCTTTTGGTTGTTATATTAGTTGTAAAAATGCAAAAGTCAACAACTTTATGTTGTTTGATTTGTCTTAAATAAAATTTAACTATAAGTTCAAAGGAGGATATATGAACGCTAACCCTGCATTTAACTACAAAAGAAATCGCGACAAGTTATTCGCTAATTTAATATCAATCATTGATGGTGTTCTTTCCGACGGGGAGCTATCTGATACTGAAATTTTATATATAACTACATGGCTTAATGAGGCTCATCAAATATCCGATAACTCATTTATTCAACTACTTAAGGATAGAATTACTCGAATTTTAGATGATGGAGTTGTAACCAAAGAAGAAAGATTAGATCTAGTTCAAACCTTAAAAAGCGTACAACAGTCAATCATGGATATGCCTAGTGTTGACTTGTATTCAAAAGAATCAGATGTAAATTTATTAATTGGGCTTTGCAAGGGGATAATCGCAGATAAAAAGCTCAAAGTTGATGAGATAAGCTATCTCGATTGGTGGTTATCTAAGAATGGCCAGTTAAAAAAAGATTATCCTGGGAAATATCTTTATGAACTTATTCAGAGAATAAAAAAAGACGGGGTGATCAATAAAGACGAAAGTCAGCTTTTATATCAAGCTTTAGTTGATTTCTCCGGTACAGATCTTGAATACGGTGTTGTGGACGGCATGTCCTCTATATTACCCTGCGACCAATTAGATGCAGTGGAGGTCAAAAATTCATCTTTCTGTTTAACTGGTAGTTTTATATCAGGAAAAAGAGCTACTGTAGCTGAAAGAATTAACAGCGCTGGTGGCTCAATTGTTGATAGAGTGACACAGAATACTCATTTTCTTGTAATTGGAGCTATGTCTTCTCGAGATTGGAGGTTTTCAAGTTACGGTAGAAAAATAGAAAAAGCCATCCTTGATCGTGATAGCGGAAAATCTAATGTAAAGATAATAACAGAAGAGTTGTTAATTAAATCACTACCAGCTTCTCGATGACCAAAAAACCCTTCCAATAATATGTACTCGAGCAGCCATCTCGTTTTTACTGAGCTGCTCATCTGGGTACTCATCTTTATTAAAGCTTTTAATAATTATTCCGCCATCTGGCTGATAAACTAATATTTTCACCCTCAACAAAACTCCATCACGTATTGCGTAAAGATCACCATCTCGTATATCTCTCTTACTAACATCTACGCTACTAAATCACCGCTATTTAATACGGGGTATAGACTATTTCCAATGATTTTTACTATACGAGCATCATTTGCACTAACGTTATGCTTCCTCAACTCATCTCTGCGAAACGGATAAGTGTACTCTTCCAGTTCAATTAACTCTGCATTAGCTCCAGAACCTGCAGATAACTCTATGTCCAACACAGGGATACCAACAAAATCATCGTTATGATACCTAATATCTTCCCATTCTTTGACTTCAAAGTTTGTTTTAGAACCGTTTTCATCTGGTGCACCAAACTGTAACCAGTGAGCAGAGACACCGACTGCGTGTGCAATATCTTCAATTCTGCGAGGAAATGTTGTCTGGCCTGATTCAATTTTTTGAATAGACTGCTGACTAACTCCTACTTTATCCGCTAAATCCGCTTGACTTAACCCCGCCTTTAATCTGGCAGATAACAGTCTTTCTGCAATCGACATAACAACCTCCGCTTGTTTGTGAATGTATTTTACAACTTTAAGTGTTCATTCATCCAACACCTTTATGTTGTTAATTTGGTTGTTATGCATTATCATTAAGTTGTATTAACAACTAGGGGGTGTTATGAATAAAACAATCAGTACCGATTGCGTGATCGGTTTAAAAAAGGCAATCGATAAGTCAGGTGGGCAGACTCACCTAGCGAAGCTAATAACAGGCATATCAGGTAAGACCGTAAAGCAACAGCAAGTATGGAATTGGCTAAACAGAAATAAACGAATTCCTTCAGATAAAGTTTTACTAGTTGAACTAGCAACAGGCATACCAAGGGATCAACTGCGTCCTGATCTCTATCCAAATAAAACCGATGGCTTACCAAAAGAATAGCAAAACCTTTTAAAACAGTTAACTACAAGAAATCACCAAGGGTGGTAGGAAATGAGTAACCAATCAATAAAACAGGTAGTGAAAGAAATGTGTGAGGCAACAGCTGGTGGGCGTGAGGCAATGGCTGGTGCGCTTGGTCTGTCTTTAACATCGTTCAACAACAAGCTTTATGAGAAAAACGGTTGTCGTTCGTTTGATTTAAACGAGCTGTTAGCAATGCAGGATATCTCTAAAACCGTTTTGTTTGCTGAGTTTGTTGCTCGTGAATCAAATCGCTTGTTGGTGGATAGAGTCAATCCAGCTGAACTAGATACAACCGAGTTATTCACATTACGAAGCAATGTTGACGAAATGCAAGGGCGTTTAGCCTTATTGATGAAAGATAGTTTAGCTGATGGCGTTATTGATGGTGATGAAGAGCAAAAGATAAAAATGATGTTGGATGGATTAATTTCACAGACCCGCACATTTATGAATGCGTTTGTTTCGTTACATCAAAAGAGAAATTAAAGATGGCTATATCCAGAAAGGGTGAAGCCAAAGGTGTACGGCCTCTGGCTTCGGTTTGCAAATTTCAATTGTGTGAAGAGAAATTAGCATGAGTAGATTAGCGCATTTAATACCTAAAAAGCAATTCCGTTGTTTACCTGTCTCGGGTAGTCAGTCGTTCCGCTATGTAGAAATCATAGCCTCTGACGAACAACCAGACAACTACAAGAAACCGGCACATTTGGTAGATAGGCAATCGCTTAAAAAGGCATGGGCTGATTTTTATTTTTCAAGTGGAGAGCGGGGCAATGAACAATGAGAACCCAAACAAACTTGATCGCTACTACAAAAATCACAGGGGTATCGTTGTTCATGTTGTTCGTTATGACAGAGAAAAACAGCGAGTCATTTTTATGTTGGATGGTTGTGACGATCCACAATGTGAACCCTTGCAACGATTTAAAGAAAAATACACAAGAGTTAAGTGAGGCGTTGCTATGACGACTATTTTTGATGTTGTGCAAGCCATGTCAGGGCAGAAAAACGTCATTGTTATACCTGTTCCATATTTGGACTTTTTCAAGGGTGATCAGCAAGCTCATGCCTTGTCTGCAATTTTAAATCAACTTGTCTTCTGGTCTGGTGTTTCATCAAGTGCTGATGATGGCTGGTTCTATAAAAGCCATGAAGAGCTGGCAGAAGAAATTCACGGACTTTCTGGTGAAGAGCAAGCTCGACGCCTCGTTGATAAATTACGTAAAAAATATTTCCCTGGTGTGATTGAAACCAAAACAAAAAAGGTCAATGGCACGCCAGTTACTCACTACAAGATAGATGGAAATAAACTTATCTCTATGATTTTCCCGTCTATTTCTGAAACGTCGAAAGTGAGGAATGGAAACGTCGAAAGTGAGGAATCGGAACGTCGAAACTGCGGAATGGAAACCGCAGAAATGCAGAATCATGGAAACGTCGAAAGTGAGGAATCCTATCTTTATACAGATCTTAACTCAGATAGAAACTTACAGATCACTAAAGACCCTTCGTCGCAGAATTCTAACGAATCCAGCGACCAGCCGAAAAATGATTTTTTAACTCGTTATCCAGAAGCAGTGATTTACAGCACTAATTTCCAGAAATGGGGTGATGAAGGTGATTTGAAAACGGCAAAATGGATGTTTTGTCGTGTTAAAAAACTGAATCCATCTGCGCTAGAGCCTACTTGGTATGACTGGGCGAACGATATTCGTTTGATGCGTCAAATCGATGGGCGGACTCATGAGCAAATTTGTGGATTGTTCGACTGGGCCAACAAAGATTCATTCTGGCACCAAAACATTTTAAGCCTCGTAAATTACGTAAACACTTTGATGAGCTGATCGTTCGTAGCCAAAAGCCAAAGGATGAGCCAAAGGTTCAAGTTGATACCGTTGAACGTGACAGCGCATTCTCACGCCTGATTGGTTCTCGTTCTAAACCTCAAAACCGTATTGAAGAGATCGCACTTGAATTAGCGGGTAAGACAGGTATTCGCCGTATGAGTGAGTTTTCTGGTCGCCAAGCATGGAACAGTATTTGGAAACAAGCGACTGAAATGTCACAGGAGGCTCAGCAATGATTGATTACGCATTGAAATTACAGGAATTAAAAAGCCAGCCTGCCCATAAATTAAAAGAAATTGGCGATCAGTGGCGTACACCTGAAAACCTGTATTGGGGTATCAATTCACTCTATGGGCCGTTCACGCTAGATCTATTTACTGATGCACAAAACAGCAAATGCCCTCATTTCTACACGGTTGAGGATAACGCGCTTACTCAGGACTGGTCGGAAAAACTCAAGGAAATTGGTGGTTCTGCTTTCGCTAATCCACCGTACTCACGTAGTTCATATCATGAAAAACAAGCTGTTACTGGTGTTCGCCACATTATGAATCATGCGTTAGCAATGCGTGAAAAAGGCGGGCGCTACGTTTTTTTGTTGAAAGTGGCCACAAGTGAAACATGGTGGTGTGAAGAAGCGGATCATATTTGTTTTATTCGCGGTCGTGTTGGTTTTGATGTTCCTGAATGGTTTGTTCCTGCAGATGAAACCCAAGTGCCAACGGGTGCGTTTTTTGCGGGTGCTATCGTGGTGTTTGATAAAACGTGGAATGGTAAAGCTATTGATTACATTCAACGTAGTGAGTTGGAGCAAATCGGTAAAACATTTGTTGAACAGGCTAAATGGCTTGTATCG